TCAAAATTTGTCAGAGTGTATATTTTGATAATGGTAACGAACCAAATCTAAAAATTGATGCATATCATACCCCCATTGAGCATAATAACTTATCGGGTCGACGTGTGTTGTTCCACCCCAATATTCTCTCACAGCATTATGACTGATAATTGTTCCTTGTCCTTGATGATCATCCGCAAGTGTAGGTTCTAATCCGTTCTTTTTAAGCATATAGGCAGCTAGCCACGCTTGATTGTTTACAGATTGTGCAAAATCTTTAAAAGTATAAGTGCGCACTAATTCAATTTGATAAAAATACGGATTGGCTTTTTTACCAGCTCCCCACACATAAAATTGTTCTGGGGCTGTAAGGTGTATTTCATTGGCATCCACAAAAGCATGAACAAAAGCCTTATCATAAGTCGCATACATACGGTCTACCCACTGTGGTAAAGTACGATTATCTTCACCCACTTCATGAATGATAATCCCTTTATAAGTCCCCTCTTGATAGGACAGTTTCGGTAATGTGTTCATTCGTCTATCTTTAACAGTGTGGGCAGGTGGAATATGGTTTTCAATTAAATATTTATTGACATTTGGATAAATAACAGGTGGAAATGGAAAAGGGTGTGATTGTTGTGAGGATGAAGCTTGTGTAACTGATGAATTAAGAGAAGAAGTATCAGGGGTCTTCATTTGTGCATGAGCCCATGGCGAACCAATCATTAACATTAATAACAGCGTGACCATAACCGAAAAAAAGCGATATATTTTCGACATAGACAACACTCCTTTCTGTTTATATAATATAATTTATTATTACAATGACGATATTACTATTTAGTTATTTTATGTCAATGACATTTACAAAAACGACATAGAAAATTTGAAATTCTTCTTAAAATTGTTATTCTCTCTTGTCTAAGACCCATTGAATTAATCACTTTCTTTCCTTAAAATTTTATAATAAAGAAGCGCGACCGAAACTCACATAATTTGTGACCATAAATGTGCCCTTTCAGTTTAATTTGAGAGGTTTTAAAAAAATTAAAAATCGCTATCATCATTATGTTACTAATGACAATAGCGATTAAAGATTATTTCTAAGTATTTAAAATGGGTGATGTAGCCCCCTCGAGAGAGGTTATATATACTGATTTAATAGTCTTTATTGATGTTTTGTGACCATGATGTGACCAATATATTTTAAAAAAGCGACCCTTTTACAGGTCGCTTACTTTTATTTGATAATACCTAATTTTTATTTTCTGAAAAAAACACCGCAATCACTAGGATTACGGTTACTTTATGTATACAGTATCATCACCTAATTTAACAGATAATGCGACTTTCCTGTCTAATCGTCTTTTGATCAATTCCTCCGTAAACTTCCACCTTACTGAATCACTCTCTAATTTATGCATTTTAGTGTATTTTTCTTTTTCTTCATCTGTCATTAAATCACTAAATTGTACTGTGCCAGGTTGCATTCGTAACGCTTTTTCAATCATTCCGTGAGTATCTATTCCGTGTACCATAGTATCACCTCGATTAAATGATAGCATAAAAAAAGAGGCAAGCCCCACATTTAGCAGGAACTTGCCTTTGATCATAGATTGAGTGAAGGGCAAAAAGGGTATCAATTGCCGGGATAAGTGTTAAGTTACTAGGCCACTTAACAGGCTATATAGTTCACTCCTACTATATAAAAAATACACCACATTAACCTACCCCATTTTGGGACACAGAGCTATGTCACTCGTCAGCAACGTCATGTGAATTCTCAGTTAATGTGATGTAGGCACTTTATGCGGTCTGCACCAATGACCGAGTCGTTTCATGAACAACTATTTCATAAGTCTATTATAACACAAAAAAACAACCACTACTATAATGTACATTCGCGACTACACATTATAGCTTATACGGTTGCTTGCCTTTTTGTGGTTTGCTATCCTACCACCAAAGTCATAGTCGTATCCAACCTTCAGACAAGAAGCGAGACCAATAAGGCTAAGGCTGATAGATATATTATAACATAAAAAAGAGGCCAACCATTACGGTTAGCCTTCGAATTACATTACACTTAAATGATACAAATCAATTATAGCACATTATGACCATTTTATACTTCCCCAATACTTCTCGTTTTTGATTTTTTCTGCTTTGTCAGTAATAGGGCAAACGGCGCAGTAGAAGTAGGATTTACTTGAGCCTGGTGCTTGGTACTTGAATCTAATCCACCAGTATTTGTCCTTTTTAATGACTTGATCAAACTTAACCCAGTCATTTTTATTATAAAGCCATGAACCTTTGTCTACTTCTTCTCCTTTTAATCCAGGTTGACGACGTACTTTAATAGCACGGTCAGGGTAGAATGTACCTTTCCAACTCCATGAAATACGGTTAACTTGTGATTTACCCGCTAAAGTACCGCCAATAGGTTTACCGTGAATAGCCCCTGCGATGTCTCGACAATACTTATCCGTGTTTTTCTTGATGTAATCCATATCGTTTTTATTTGTGATAAATCCTAGCTCTGCCAGTCTGTAATTGACGTTAAGTTCTGCCGATACATTGACATTCAATAAATCATTACGTGGCGTCACGCCTCGAATTTGCCCTAAATTAGACTTAATAACGGATTGTATTCCATTGTCTATCGTGTCGGCGTTGAATTGATTAGAAATAATCACATGCCCCCCGCTTGCACTAGCGCCTGCTGCATCTAAGTGGAATTCAACAACAATATCGGGTTTTTGATTGCGTTTAAGCCAGTAGAACCCGTAATCCTTTTTGTTACCTAAACGTTGGCCGTATGCCGTGTCTTGATACATATCTTGCGTCATTTTTGAACCGCCATATAAATACACGTCATGCCCTGCACTACGTAAGTATTTAGCCACATTCGGCACAATATTTTTGCGAATAAAATCACGTTCATTTGTTCCATTACCAACTGCACCAGGATCATTGTAACCATGGCCTGGCACAAGCGCCACTTTAAGTTTGGTTGGTTTAGGCGTCTTGCTAGGTAAAAGGTTAGTGATTGACTTCTTAGTTGCGTAATTTAATCGAATAAACCACATCGGGTTATCGTAATAATGCCAACGGCGTGTAGCGGATTCCCAACCAGGACGACCATTTACAAAACCGCCACCTTCCCAGTTCTGCTCGACTACCTCAAAGCTATTCAAATTCGCTTTAGTTACTACCGCAACATGCCCTGCACCACTTCCGTAGCGTCCATTAAATATAACTATGTCGCCTGGTAATGGTAAAAAGTTAGGTGTGTTTTCGTATACTGTAGCTATATTACGTAATAATTTTGCATTATCAGTGTGTATATTTTTAGCGTACATTCCACTCAATCTGTAACCAGTCATATAATTGAAGTAACTGTTAGCGTAGTCGTAACATTGGTATCCATATGCATTATCGAAGTCGTATTGCTTACCTACAGAATTATTAAGCCATTTTATACCTTCATCAATCGTTCTCATTTAACCACCTCAAAAAAGAGAACCCCTAAAGGTTCTCCTCAATTTCAACTGGTTCGATAATGTCTTTTTGAGGCATAGCACCAGTCGCTTTAATATATTTTTGTTCCGCTTTATACTTTTTCATTTTTTGATTTGCCCATTGTGCCTCTTTAGTATTAGGGTTGTTTTTGTACGCCATGTACAAGCCCATAACCGTCATCAATAAAGACGATATATCTTCCTCGCTAATCACTGGTAAAGGGTTGATACCTTTTGTTGTTAAGTACTGATTGACTAAAGCTAAAATTAAAACAATGTAACGTGCTACTACTTTAATATCCATTCCATTCATCTCCTTAAATTAAAAAGCCAACCATTGAAGGTCGACTAAAGAATAAACGTTGCTGTAATTGGGAAAAAGTCATTTTCAGTTAATGTTGTATTACCTGTAGACGTTCTGAATAATTCAACAGCTCCACTAGCACCTACTGTCCATCTTGCAAAAGATGCTACACCGCCACTTTTTGTACTTGTGTTCTGAACAAAAGGGGTATCAGTTGTAACCAAACTGCTAATGTTGCTAGGTAAATTGGCAATAGTAATAGGCGATGTTGTAATACCTTTAACTGCACCTTTGAGAGCTAGTATATTTACTCCATCTAAATTAATTAATCGGTATTTAGGTGTGTATGATGTACTATACTCTTTAACGCCATTAATTAAGGTGAAATCTAGCCAACCCGTATCAGATTTTACAGGGGATACACCAGCAGGACCTTGTGGACCAACTGGACCGATAGGACCAGTGTCGCCTTTAGGACCAGTTAACCCTTGCGGTCCTGTTTCTCCTTTTGGACCGGGTAAACCTTGTTCTCCAGTTTCGCCTTTCAAACCTTGCGGGCCAGGAGGTCCTTGTATACCTGTTTCACCTTGAGGGCCAATAGGGCCTTGTTCACCCTTGTCTCCCTTCGGTCCAGGTTCTCCTTGTGGTCCTTGTTCTCCACGTGGGCCGACAGGACCTTCAACTCCTTGTAATCCTTGTGGGCCAACCTCGCCCTGTTCGCCTTGTGGCCCAATCGGTCCAGCGTCTCCTTTAACACCTCTGAAAGTATCTACGTTATCATTTAAATATTCCATTACATCTGATTTTAATTTCGGTTCAAAGTCATCGCCTAATAACTGAATGGCATTCTCTTTAATGATACGGCGTACAGTATCGTCTACTAATGTTACAGACACCTCTTTAGTTACAACAGAATCAATCCCGCTATCGCTTATATTGAAGTGAAAAGTAACTACATGAATAGAATTAGCATCGTCTGTTAAGAATAACTTACTAGTCACCTTGCCGACGTGCTTAATAACATCTTTGCTTATGTTGTATTGTATTAATCCGTTGATGGGAGATACAATTTCAATGGGTTCATTTACAAAAATCGAACCATCTTCACAAAATAAATCTAATTTAGGTTTTAACGTCGTTTTGCTTAGGTCTAAAACTGAACCTTTCCAATTAATACTGATTCGTATAGAGGCTGTACCTAAATCTTTTGTATAAAAATTGGCGCCAATATTCCCTATATCGACGCCCTGCTCATTGATTTCTGCTTTAATATCTTTATTTTTATATATCACTTAACCACCTCATCTGTATTGATCGCGCGTATAAAACATTCCGCTTGTTTTTATGATTTTATAATAATCATGTATTGTAGTTGCTTGATGTTTACACCAATTTATATCAGTTGCATATTGATGTGTAGCAGGGTTTTTAGGGTTCCATCTCATACGGTATAACGTATTTTGTCCTTTATCGATATAACCCTTACGCACAAATTTAGCGCCACCAATAATAGCTTTAGCTGGTGTAGTCCAACCTTCGTTTCTAGCAAATGTTATAGCGTTGTTTGGATTGCTGTCAAAAGCACCAATACCAAAGTAGTTATAAACGCCATAACGTCCACTAGCAAAGTTCGATTTACCATGTCCACTTTCAAGTAAAGCATGTGCTATTAAATAGATTTCATTTACTTGATATCTTTTACAACCGTCTGCAAATGCTTTACCCTGTCCACTTAAAGTACCTTTACCAGAAAGTAATTGATTTAATTTACTAACAGGTATCCCTTGATATTTGCCTAAATTCAACATTTGATAACGTTGCTTCGAATTATTCCAAATGGTAGTAGGATTCATAGCATTGCTGGTTTGGGTTCTGCTCGCATGATGCCAGCCCCAACCACTATTTGTTTGAGGTGCTACACGCATTTGCCTGTCAAGTGCTTGCCCAAAAGTGTATTTGCTTTTTTCTACCACAATTTTAGGTGTAGACGGCGTCGTCTTAACAATAGGCTTAGATGTGTTGGTAATTTCTTTTGTCGCTTCATTTTGTGCCACAATATCTTTATTTTTATTATTAACAATCGTTTTTATTTTGGATTTAGTAACTTTATATTCTGCTTTATTGACTAATAAGTTATCTTTATTGGCATATAATCCAACGGCAGCCTTCGCAAGTTCTTCCAATTTCTCTTTAGGAGGAAAGCCATCTTTAATAAAATCCCAGTTAACATGTTCTTTTAGGGAGCGCCACATTTGTTTATCGACTTTAATGTTTTTAAAATTTAAATCAATTTTATACTCCTCTAATAATGTAGCTCCAACAATCATTGCCCATAGCTCATTTAATATAAAACCCTCTTTATCATCACTATAGTCACCGCATACTTCTATTACAATATTGTTAGGGTCATTCGGATACTCGTAATCATTGGGGCGTGGTTGCCATATAGCTAATCTGTCGATGTAATAATGAGGGTAATCATTTGAATTAATATATTTATTCCGGTCATTATATAAATCGCTAACAGATCGCATAGAGTGCGCGTTGCGTATTGTAATTCCTTTTACCGCCCCAGTACGTCTTTGTCCCCACGCAACAAAATGCTCGAACCTATCAGGCGTGCCAAAGTCATCACGCTTAGTGGTGTATACAATTTCAGTAACCTCTTTAAATCTGACTTCTGGCTTAGATGGTTCCGCTTTTTCAAGTTGTACTTTTTCTTCTTCAGTTAATACTGGTTTACTTGGCGGTTTAGGCGTTGGTTTAGTAGGTTGGTCTATAATAACTGGCGCTTTTTTATAAGGAGGTCTAACAAAATGAGTTACACCATTGTAGTTGTGTGTGATTTTTTGAGCGATACTACCAGTCCAGTTACCTGTGTACCAGTTTTGATCAATACTTACAAACTTGCTAGTATTGCTTGGTCCAACAACGATTGCAACATGTCCTGGATTACTACCTGCCCATACCGCCCAGTCGCCTGGTAAGGGTACAAAAGAAGGGGTATTTCTGTATATTTTAAAATCATAACCTCGGTAATTACTTTTAATGGCCATTGAATTGGCGTTACCCCATGTTGTAAAGCCCCAATACCTTTTAAGTATATAGTTAGGTAAATCCCAACACTGCATACCGTAATAGCCATCGACGTCAACACCTTTGCCACGTCTAGCAAGGTCAGACGCCCATTCTACAACATCTTTTGCAGTTGGTTTACCGCTAGTTGGTAATCCCATTTATGCACCTCATTTCCACATAATAAAAAGCCGACGCGTAAGCGCCGACTTAAAAAAAATATTGTGCGAACCCAAAAGCAGCAGCTATTATACCTCCAACAGCACTAATTAATGCAACTAATACTTGAATACTGCCTTTTTGCTTGGTATCGATTATTCCTTGTATGCTATTAATCTTTCCGTCATGATCTTTGACAGTGTATTTAATTTCTGTTACATCATTACCGAATTCAGTCATTACCTTAGTTAACTCTTTGATGTTTTCGTTTGTTTCTTTTTGTTCAGAAATCGTTTGTTCTTGTAGAACAGTTTGTATTTCAAATTTCGTCTTGAGTGTGTTAAGCGCCTCTGTATGATGTTTGTAGTCAGTGTTTATTCTCTCGTAAATATCACCATTTTTCTTAATCCATTCATGACGAAGTACGTACTTATCTTCTTCTGGCAAGGTCTGCACCCCCAATATAACTAACAACAAAGCCTGTAGCTGACATTAACCCCATATGTGCTGGAGTTAACCAGTTAATCGAGTGGTATAGGCTTGCGCTAGTCATTAGGAAGTACAATATACCAGACGTAAAACCTCCGATTAATAATAACCAGCTACTCTTTGTATTTTTATCACTGGAACTTAAATAAATCGAAGATGACATTACAATTATTGCGGAGAACATTACTACTATCCCCCACACCCAAATAGGCATGATGTTATGAAGAGCATTGTAAAAATCAGAATCACCTAGTACTGATTCTTGTTCTTTTGTCCAAAAAACACCACGAATAAATTCTCTGAATCCATAGGAAAAAACCATTACAGCTGCTATGATTTCACCAAAAGATAAGTTTTTTATATTATTTCGCATAAGTTCACCCCTTTACTCTACATACTCAACACCTGTAATTTCTTTGTATTGCTCTGGCGTAATCCATTCTGCTCTTACAAATACTTTAAATTTTTCATTAGTGTAAACACCTAAACTGTACATATATTTAAGACTTCCAAAACTCATTTATACTTCCTCCTTTGTAGCAAGTGATACAGACAATTCTGCTGTGACTTTTTGTAAATTTTTGATTTCTAAATCTTGCGCCGCGATTTGTGCCATCAATTCTGCAACTAACATATCTTTGTTAGGCGCTACTTCTTCAGGCTCGTGTTGCTTTTCGAATTCTTCTTTAGATGTGCCAATCCATTTATTTTGATGTTGATCAAAGTAGAACGGCTGATATAGTCCGTCCGGTACAGGCACTTCAGTGTATTCAAATTCCGGATATACACTTTCGCCCTCCTTATCTTTAAGAACTAAAAATGGTTGGCCGTTATCCACGTTATAAACTACTTTTTCGATATTCAATTTATTCACTCCTTAATTATCAATCCAATTCATCTCACCGTAAAAATATCCTTTACTTGTATTCCAACCACTCGTCTCACCATTAACATAAAATCTCACTTCACCGCTAGGGCGAATCGTTACATATCCACCGGCAAAAACTGATGAAACAGGTACACGTACAGGAAATGATTGAGAATACTTTGTAAAGGTGCTAGGCAATTGAGCCACAACTTGCCCACTAGCGACGTTCGAACCGTTTAAACGTAAATAGTTGGTAGTTACACCGCCACTAATTACTTTTCGGTAAGCGCATTTAAATCCAGTTTGTTCGCTATCATTATTGAAAGCAGAATTCGAAACCGCACCATTTATCAATAAAAATTCAATCCAACCAGTATCGTTTGGTTCGCTGATTTTTTGCCAATTCGTCCAACTATCAACACCTTTTTTAGTACGGATATATACTTCGTTTGATGTGTACGGTGTGTAATAAAACTTCATATAATTATCGTCAACAATGTGCGCTGATAAAAATCCATTACTAACAACGTTTTTAGGCCCATTAACAGCTGAATAAAGGTAATATAATCCAGATTTTGTTATTAAGTTAGAGGGGTTGTTAAAATCTAAATCTCGAACGCTAATAGCCATTCCAGCATTTGTGGTTAATGGCGATTTTTGCCAATCCAATGTATTGATTTTAGCATCGACATCATTAGGCGTCGCAAAAGCATTACTGTTGTAAGCCGTGTTGAATTCTTGAATTTTAGTATCAATATAACTTTCAGAATCGCTCACTTTTGTATCAATAACCTTACTTCCTTCATCCACTTTAGCTTGGATTGAAGATTCACTATTACTAGCGACAACCTCAATATCGTTTTTATATTGGGTTAGTAAAGACAACAATTCGCTTTTAGATGTACTAGCCACATTGTTAATTGTTGATGTAACTTCTTTTTTAATTATTTCCATGCGATCTAACGCTTGTTGACTTGCATCTTGTACTTGCGTTACATAGTCCCCTAATGTTTCAAGAGAGTTTTCAATATCCACTACTTTTTCTTCCAATGCGTTTTTTATATCGTCGATCATTCTAAAGTATTGAACCTTAACCTCGCCTTTGATTTGGTTAGGCAATGAGTCGGCAACATAAAAATTAAACTTCCCTAAAGTAGCAATGTCAGTTGTACCGTTTACCGCTAATAATATTTGTCCTTCACACTCGGTTTCAGTTGCCGCCTTCAAGAATTCATTAGGTACTGTCGCACCAACAATGCCACCACTAGAGTCTATAATTTCTAAATCTAATTGCCCTGACATGCTTCCATTTGATGACTTTAACCATAGATAACCACTAATATTTACTGGACCCAATTGATACGGGAATCCATCTCTATGCACAATGAAACGTAATTGAGCAGTATTGCTATCGGTATTATAAAAGCCTATCTGCGTTGATGAGATAGGCTTGTAATATGGTGTATTCTCTTGTTTTAAAACGCCGATTTTATCTAAATTTGTCACTAAGAAATACCCCCTTTAGTTACTGGTTGAACGTAACATACAGCCACGCCATAACCTTTGCTAGCGTCATACGGCGTTGTTACTTCCATAACTCTGTAGTAGCCATTTACGTTATCTTTAGTACCTTTACCGTTCTTAGCACGTAGCCAGTCCCCTTTTTGTACGGTATCATCAATTGCAATGTAGATTTGCCCTACAAGCCCTACAACATTCCATTCAGGACGTTCAGCACGTGATTCATAATTTTCATTCTCAACATAATCTTCGCGCTCTACAGGTACATCAATGTATTCTGAATACTCGTTACCTTTATCGTCAGTCCATGTTTTTAATTGTTTTTCAGTGATGATAACACCAAACTCATCACGCTTAAATCTATCTTTGTGATGGAATATTTGGTCACCTAAAATGATGCCTGCAGTTCCTGAAATAACACCTAAAGGAACATCGTTTTCCTGACATTTGCGAATATAACGTCCTTCTAAAGTTACAATCGTACCATTTGCAATCGCCTGACCTGATTGTGATTCGAAATACTCCGCATAATCGGCAAAGTTATTGCTAGTTGTCACTTGTCCAGCTGTCTTAATATTCCCGCTAGTAGATGACATATCAATTTTAATATTTGCCGTACTTGCACCATTCGCTCCGTAACCTAGCAAGAATGCATAGTTACCACGTGATTTAACACCACGGCTATTAACAATTGTTTGGCAGTAACTACCTGGAATAGTTTCTGACTCAAGGGAATTGATTACCGCACTACGTGAGCCGTGCGCTTGTGAACCCATACCAACACCTGCAATCCATGAACGAGCGCTGTGGGCGTATGAGCCACCAGTTGAGGCTAATGCTGCACCAACTTCTGATAAGGCGCCACCACCTGTTACTCCTGCGGATAAACCACCTTTAAGCACAGTTGGAACTTTTGAGTAAGTCTTTTTACTGATTACAGCTTGATTAGTATATCCTTCTGCTTGTACACCGATGATTTCAGCCGTATTATTGTACATCTCAATCGCGTTACCTGTTCCAGTACCTATTAAATTAGCACCAATAATCTTAGTGTCGTACACCTGACCGCCACCCGCAATACCAATGTATTTAGAAGATTTGAATAGGTTAACGTTAGCAAAAGTAACTTTTTTAGGTCTGTTCGCGCCACCCATGATTTTTAAATCGGCACTAGCCTCTGTAAAACCTTGAATGTTGACGCCATTAAATATAACATTCTCCGCTCTGAATTGAACAACGACTACTGGTTGTTTAGCAGTCCATTTAGAATCGCCAATTGCGCTAAAATTGTTTACTAATACATTGCGGTACGCACATACAACGATAGCACGTGGCGTAGTATTCGGATAAACTTCATTGAATTGTGGATATACTGCACTACAGTTATTTAACACTACATTGTAAGCAGTTTTAGATTGAGCGTCACTTGCTCTGTGATGCCCAATGTGTCGAATATTATAAGCTCGTGTGTCACGTATAGACAAATGATTGTTAACGAATACATTTTGAGGCGCACACGCTGGTTCATGTGCTTTAATCTCAAGACCACCGTAGTTATTTTCTGATTTGTTATCAGAAAGAAAAATAAATTGTGAACCGTCATCAATTTCAATGCCGTTGTTATTACCTCCACCAACTGGATCATGTGAATAACAATCTGTAATCAGAATGTATCTACTCCAGTGAGTAGTTATGCCATCATCACCAAAGGTATGCGTTTCGCAATTATTCACATGCACATATTTACTTTCTAGCATTTCACTTGGTCTAGCGCCATCGCCACCGTAAAAGTATTCGTCTACGCCGTATGTGACGTCGATACCATGTAGTAGGTTGTTATAGGATTTAATGTTGTAAATATAACCGTTCTTAACACCTGCGAATCTTACGCCACTGGAAAGCGAACCTCCTGCAGGTTTCAACGCTCCACCTTGTCGCCCTCTGTTACCATTTACACTGAAATTCTCAATAGCAATATTCTTTGCATTGCCACCCATTGTTAGGTTAGTAACTACAATTGCATCAGCAGGTGCATCATCTGCTAGTTTAATTGTTGTAATATCTTTACCTTGCCCAACTAATCTAGTGTTGTTAGGTAATCTCAAACCATATACTTTGTAGGTACCGCCAGACATAGTAACTTGTACATTACCGTTACCAAAAGCTTTTCTAAATGCTTCTGTACTGTCTTTAACACCTGTAGGGTCGGCTCCAAATTCATCGACGTTCACTACCCGATTAATTTTATCTAATAAGTTTTTAAGACCTTTTTCTCGGTCGTTTTTTTCACGCAAAAAGTCGTGTTTCAATCGCTCCTCCAATGTGTTATGTTGGATTGCGTCAATTGATACACGACTTTGTCTAACTTCTTGTTGACCATTCCCTAATGCACCCAATACTAAATGGTCATTAACTTCGTTCTGATACCTTAACTCGTCACCGACGTTAGTCTTTTGCCCTTTTTTTGTGTAGTGAGTTACATTATCAGAATTATGAGCGTCTTTCTCATTTTTTCTATGATATTCAATATCGTCTGTTATTCCCTCGAAAGCATTCTCAATCTTTTCGTAGTTGCTCTCATTTTGACTTATAAATTTATCATTGAAAAATACATCTAATTTTTTAAATAAGTTTAATTTCAATCATTAAACCTCCTTGGCTACCAATTGGCCACTTGTATTTACTGTAATATTGTATTTTTTTCCATTTTCTCCTGTAATAACTAAACCGTTTGTATTAGGTTGAGGCGTATCGCTAATCTTATCTAATTTAGCTTTATCTTCTTTACTCATCAATCCATTAGATGCTTGTGTAGCAACTTTCATAGCTTCCATATTAAATCCATCGCCCGTCATTAGAACGGTGTAATTGTTACCAGCATCATTACTGCTTTTAAATCCATCTTTCATGAAGGATAGGTATTTACTACCTTCTTTAGCGTGTATTCCTAATCCGTTATATTCTAATGCGCCAGAAGTTTCGGTCACTTTAGTTACTGTTTTAGCAGTCGCATCAATTTTTTTGGAAACAGAATTTATAGACCTAATACCAGTGCTACCACCACCTAATCCATTAGCTAGGGTAGCTGCATTGTTAACACTTTTTTGATAACGGTCACGCCGTCTTTGGTCACCTAATACAACATCTTGACTTATAATTCTGTTATGAGCATCACGTTTAGTCTTAATCTCAATGATACGCACCTTATCGTTTACATCGATGATATCATCACGCACTGGTACTAAATCGCCAATACGTGGTATTGCGTCAGGAAATTGTTCTCTTAAACTTACAAAGTCGAGTGATAAAGAAGTTTTTAGTGACTGATCAATAATAGCCTCAATTTCTCTTTTCATTAGTTCGGGATCTTTGATACGACCATCTATTTTAGGCGGAGCGTCTCGCTTGCCGATAACCTTGGCTAGTGGGTGTGTATACTTTAAACGTAAACCACCTTCTAGGAAGTTACCATCTTCTTCGAAATCTCCGTAACCCTCGATATAGGTGTATACCTCGCTAGCATCTTCTTCTAACTTTATGTTGTTAGCATTTACCTTACTTGAAATATAATATTTAGTCGTATTACTCACAAAAGGCTTTAAAGTAAACGTCTTAGTTGTTGCATCATACTCGTATTCAAGTCCGTAGCGGTCTAAACCAGCTTTAAACATGTCATACCTGGACTCGCCTTCCCCCGCATTTTCCCAACGGCTAGAAGGCACATGTATTGGTATTTTGAATTTGTAGCCAGTTCCTTGAAATATAAGTTTGAAATATTCCTCAACTGTAAAACTACCAGTAACGTTAGAATAAATACGTGACACCATTAAATCATCAATTTCTTTTTCTCGCGCAGTAATACTTAAATACTGTTTATCTCCCTTACTCTTACGGTCAATAATAGTAATAACGTATATCTTTTTATCATCAGGCCCAGCAACTTTGTGTACCGTCCACATCTTCGATACCGCACTAATCAGATCGTGTGTATTTTCATTTTCTATAATATCGAAATTTAAACTACCGTCATCTTTTAATTTTTCGTTTACAACTGTTGGAGCATAAACAGGGTAGCCTTTACCAACCCTATTTTTTATTAGAAATGGCAAAGAACCACCTACCTATAATAAAATTTCATGTCGAATACAATTTTTTGTACAGTTTGATTAATAGTGAAGTAATTCCACCCGAAATCAAAATATGGTTGAGACAAACGAGTGTAGTCATCAATTGACACACCGTTTCTATAAGTTTGTAATCCGTCGAACTTTATAGTGTCTCCTGCCTTTAAATTTAAACCTTCTATCGTCATTACTTCTGAATGTTCAAGATTCCAACTAAACTTTTTAGTATCCTCGCCTAGTGTTATTGTCACGACTCTATCAAATGTAAACTGGTCGATTGGCTTTGTACCGTAATAATAAACGTTGCCTGAATTAACATTCTCAAATGTGTATTTACGTTTAGCGCTACTCACTGGCATTTCTATTCCCATATCTGTAGACCATAAATAATTGGTATCTAGTTTTTCTAAATTTAAACTTCTACCAATACTTTGATAATAAGGCGTTTCTGAAGTTTCAAATTGTAACTCTATTTCTCCACTAGTACGATTTGTATCATAGTCACCAATGTTAACCAGTCTAAATTCTAATTGAAGCCCACTTGCGTAGTTTAAATTAAATTTAAAGTCAGGTTCGTTAAAACCTTGAAAAGGTATCTCTACTAATGCAGGTACAAGTTCACGCAAATAAAACTTACCACTAAAAAGTGTGGCAAGTTGATTTCTTAAATGTATAGCTTGTGCTAACTTATCTACGTTGTATTCAAGTGTTAATAGCGCTTTTCTAGCGCTTTCCTTAACACCAGTGTGTAATCGACCGCTTAAACGTTCGATTTCTTCGTAGCTATATTCGCGATCTATATCACTTATATTTAGTGATTTAACAGTTACCCTTTTATTGGTAAAGGGATTGTCAGATACCCTATACGTCTTGTCACTCACTACTTCTACATCTCTAACAATCAACTTACCACCACCTTATGTGTAAAACTCATTACTATCCATATCTCTGATTGTATTTCTGATTAAATCTATGTCGCCTTCATTGGTAACTTGAATATTAACTACAGGTTTATTTGCCTCTGCTAAAGTATGTTGAACATCGTCAGTTAAGAACCCGTTCAAATCACTAGCGATTGAACTATTAAGTCCACTCAAATCCATTGAAGGAACTAAGTTAGCATCAAATGCACTTAACATCTGATTAGAAACATTCTTCACAGCGTCTACCGCTTTGTAAGCGTGGTCAGCTATACCAATTCCTAATCCTTGTGATACGAATTGCCCGATACCTTTAAATACTTTAGAAGGGGAATGTATTCCTAATACGCTTTTAGCAGCACTAACAGCGCGTTCTGCTACACCTCTAGCTGCATCAACAACCCAACCAATACCTGCCTTGACGCCATTGGCTAAACCTTGCATTAAGTATTGTCCGACTTCTATAAAGCTACCAAAGAAGCTACGTATTGCATTTAGTGCGTTCTGCATTCCATTGCGACAAGCGTTAACAACATTCCAAAATCCTTGGACTACAGAATTTAGGAAATTACTCATAGCTTGAATTATTGACTGAACCCATTGAAAACCGATTGAAACGATTAATGCTAGGGCTTGCCCCATTTTAGCGCCTATAGTAGATACAACTTGTGAGAACCAATTTGATACAGAACTCCAAATTTGCGTAAGGTAATTGACTGTATTTTGCCAAATTTGAGACCAACTAGATACTGTTTGACCAGTAATTCTGCTATAAGTATCGAATAAAAATTGTTGGATTTGAGACCAAATTGATTGGATACCTGCCCAAATAGTTTGGCCAACATTCGAAATTGTCGTTTGTAAGGTTAACCATGCTCCTGAAAAGTCGCCAGATAAAAACTGAATAAATGCTGTGAAAAGACCAACTACTAATTGGATTGTTGCAGAAATAATAGTACCTATTGCAGTGAATACTACTGAAACTATAGTCCACAAGCCACCAAATACGGTGATTAGTGTGTTTATAGCGGTAACAAAAACGACGCCTAAGAATTGTTGGGCGAATTGTCCTATTTGCTGAAGGATTGGCATTATTGGTAGTAAAGTCTCGTTTACTTTAGCAAACAAATCGGTTAACCATTGTTGAATTCCAGCAATGGCATTTGCAATTCCGTCCCGTAGCATATTCCAGGCATTTATAACTGCCGTCCTAAAACCTTCATTCGTTTTCCACAACCAAATAATAGCGCCGACTAAAGCTGTTATAACACCTATCGCTATCAATACAGGTGCAGATATTCCAGCTAACGCTCCACCTAATAATGGCAACGCTCTTGTAATTAGTCCGATTGGTTTAGTAAGTAGCATAAATGCGCCTTTGAGTAAGTTTAAAGCCCCGCTCAATATACCTGCATTTTTAACAAAACCAAAAATAAATCTTCCAGCTTGTAGTAATGATACGCCAAATACATTGCCTAAAATTGAACTAATGAACATAATAGGTGCCATTAATGCCCAAAACGCACCACCTAGAATAGTTAATATTCCAAAGAATCGTGCTACATTAGGGTGTGCTTCGAATAACGCAGCTGTAAATTCTACAATTTTACCTATAACTTTAAGTAATGCGCTTGCTATTGGTGCCATTGCAGTTCCAAATGCTACTAGTACCCTTACAATATCTCCAATAAGTTTCATGATCACTGGGCCATTCTCTTGAACATATTGTACAAACTTCTTAAATCCTTCAGATTTACCAACCGTTTTAGACCATTCACGAAATTTAGCAGTCATTTTTTCTAGCCACTTGAATATATTGGTAGAGTTTTGCCCAAAGGCTTTAAGTAAGTTATTGATACCGGCAAATGTATTTTTAAAGATGTTACCGATTATAGGTAGATTAGTCTTTGTATACTCCATAAACTGTTTAATAGCATTTTGACCTTTAACACTGTTAACCCATTTATTAAAGTCTTCGCCTATCCTACGTAGCCATTGTGATGACCATCGGAAAAGTGGCATCAATTGTGTAAACACACTTATCATGCCTGCGCCAAATTGACCGCCTGCACGTAGTAAATCTCCAAATATAGCTACACCAGTTGTACCCATTTCTTTAAAGAAACCCTTAGCAACTTGGCTTGTTTTAGCCCATTTAAGAACACTAGCGCTTGCTTTTTCCATTTGTGATGCAACGCCACTAAAGAAGGGATTTAACCCTTGTAGAGCAACTTTAACGGCATTTAAGCCATTGGTCATTGTATTGAAGATTTTCGCTTGATTTTGTTTAATAATAGATGCCCACGTATCCTTAACGCCTTCTAAAGCACGTTGATAAGCTCTAGTTTCATTTGTCGCTTGCAGCGTACCTTTTTCGAGCATAGTTAATGCACTAATAGCCATAGCACCAAACCCAACAAAACCACCTGCCGCTATTGCTAAAGCTCCTGATAAAGCAACTGCACCACCAGTTACAACCTTTAATGCATTACCTACAGCCATAATAGCTGGCACTAATCCTGCAATTACAGGTATTAACGCTTGAAATGATGCTATAACCATACCTTTGATTTGTTGGCCAAACACAGTACCAAACGAACGGATACGCCCTGCTAGGTGGTCCATTTTGTCACTAAATTCGCCTAAAGCCTTACCACCGTTATGCCATGTATCGACCATTTTCGCTTTTAGTAAATCCCATTTATTTACGTCTACATCTATGTTTACAGTGTGTTTTCTAATACTTTTAAGCAATGCTTTAGTAGTGAGTATTGCTCGTTTAACAGGACCAATATCACCGTCTATATCTACTGTATGCTCTCGCCACTTTTGAGCCATTGCTTTTGCTTTTGTTAACGCTCTTTGGAACTTATTTGTGTTAGCGGTAATTTCTGTTTCGATTTCATTCGGCACAGCTGTTTTAGCTAATCTTTGAGCCTTACGTACACCACGTTCAAAGTTACTGATTATCGCATTAATACGCGCAACAAAGTTTGTATCCATATTACTCTCCTTTCTTTTTGAAGAATAACGCATCAGCCTCTTCAATTTGTCGTTGTCTTAATGACTTACGTTGTTCAATAATCTTATCTCTATCGTGTTTAATTTGTTGAACATTCTTGCCTAAATTCTCACGGGCTTTAGCAATCTGCTTAAGCATTGGTTTAACACCTTTTTTACTCTGTGCCATTGCATTAGCAGTTGCTTGATGCAAATTAAACTCTAGTTGATCTAACTCACGTTCTCTAGCACCCCTAATCCAATCTTGCCATTCTTTAGGGGTCATTAAATACAGCTCATCTGCGCTTATATAACCTAAATATTGGGCTGTTTTAATTCTGATTTCACTATAATTTAGTAAGGTTCTTTGCCCGTAAGAGTTGTGTATGTTGCTTTCATGAATGGTAGCGCGTTCTTCGCCTCTTCTTTGTCCTCTTCTTTGACTAACTTCGGCGCTTGATTCATTTGGAACCAGAACATCTTGAACTCTTCCTTGAAAAAACCCGATTCACCTAATACTTGAATAGCACCTTGTAACAAACCAATCGTACCGTCTTTTTCTTCGATAACTTTTAAGATAGCGTCTTGGATATCTTCTTTAGATGGGCGTTGTTTAATGTGTGCTAGCGCGCAATCCCAAAACTCAACAATGGCAGTAGTCTTGCGGTTTAGAATCCCTTGCATTATGTGGTGATAACCCGATGCTTTATTCCCCTCTGAATCTTCTTTAGCGTACTTTTCGGCATGAATATCAAACATAAAAGTACCTTTTGCTTTATAAGTAATATCGTTAATCTCTAATTCTGTAATTGGTTCAAACTTTTCCGCTTGGAATACATTTTGTTCGCTCATTAATGGATAACCTCACTTTTTAAATATAAAAAAATAGGGGCGCAATGCCCCTTAACTTATTACAACTCTGAATCAGACTCATCTACATTGCTAACTGTAAAAGACTTACTAGTTGACTTACGTTCTTCCAAATCTCCTGTGTATTCACCAGGTTTTTCGAATTCAACAGTAGTACCAGCAACTGAAGCATCTAACCATGATGGTGGCAATTCTTCGAAAACACCGTCAGCAGTGTTAAATTTTACTTTAACTGTTACTTCAATTGTATCTTCCTCATCATCAAACGAATTACCATACTCTTCAACAACTGTGTAACCAAATGCAGCATGATATCCATCTTCTCTTTTTTTCTTTTCAATTAACCAAACTTTGATTTGTTTGCGTTCTTTAATAGCAGTTTTAAATTGGTCTTGCCCTTTATCTCCAGGAATACGACCAAATGTTAAATTAATTTCTTCCGCTACAGATTGATAAGAGTAATCAGTCTTGCCTGCTACAATTTTTTCTGATAGCTCTGAAGAAATTTTAGTTTCGCCCTCTTGCAAGTCCGATACTAATAAACCCATAACACCTAGCGTATTATTAGTAGGCTCACACACAGCAATATAACCTGTACTCATTAGCTACACTCCTTCTTGTAAAGTTTTATGACGCACTCTGTATAGCAATCTCAATACGCCATGTTTTGTAAACTGATCAATATCAGTAAAAACTTGTGAATTATCTTTTTTAATCCAATCTATTTCGTAATCTCTAAAATCTAAATGTTGTCGGCATGCGTAATTAAGGTACTTAAGCAACTCTCTAGCCTCTGCACCGTTCTCATATTGGCTGTAAACATGAAATGTAATACCAATAGTTTCACGCATACCTGGTGAGCGTTCACTCTCTGTTACATTCGATTCACCCACCACAATATATGGGTAAGCGACATCTTTTTGAACGCAATCAAAAACCCTACCACCAACTAATCTGTCAGTGATAGGGTTCTGTACTAAATTATTTATAACTTTGTAATATAAGAGTGGTTCTGCCGTTACCCACATATTAACAACTCCTAGCTAAAATATCGTTTGAATACTCTTCTGCCTTCGTCGATAGCAGGTTCCCAAAATGGCTGTGGCATTTGTCCGTAGGTAGTGTGCCATTTACCGTTAGGGTCTTTATAGGTCCACGGTATTTTATGCGCTCTACTGCCTTTTGTGGCATAAATTCCCGTGCCATAGTTTACGTATAACGCATAGCTACTGCCTATTTTTACAACACCAGTAAATCCACCATTTTCAAAATCAACAGTCGTTGATTGTCTCAAAAATCCAGTATCAACTGGCATTAAGTGAATCGCAGTGTTATAGATTTTAAGTGTTGTTTTAGCAATCCCTTTTTTAACCCACTCTTCCATTTCTTCACGATAATCTTCCAACTCAGCTACAAGTGATTCGGCACCATATTTAACTTTTGCCATTTGGTACCACCTGGAGCCGAGTGAGATTGACTTCATGCATTCCACCTTGGTCTACTGGATAACCTATAACTTGGTAGATTCTACCCTCGTATTTAAAGTAATCTTCTGTATTTATTGGTATGTCATACCTTGTATATAGGTTTCTGTCGAAAGATTTACCCATTTGATGGTATTTAAGTGTTTCAGAAGTTGTAGGTGTGTCCATAAATCCGTTGAACGTTGCAACTTCTTCATAATTTACAGTTGGATTGGGATAACTATTTACTTCAGTCTTTTTAACTTTAGTGATTGTGTGGGGATATTCGTCGAATGGATCAAACATATTACCACCTCAACTGACGTAAGGGTTTCAAATGTTTATATGTGGCTTTAGGTAATTCTGTAACAAATGTATAAGACACCGTGCCCATCGACCTACTAGCAATATTGCTGTTAGTACCGTATTTAATACTTTCAGCAATAAACTTACGTACACCGAACGGATAAGGTGCCTCAAATTGTTTGTTACAGTATTCCTCTGCAATGCCTTTGTAGAATATAATTAAATCGACAAGTGTATCGTCGTTAGATGTATCGCTTATAGGCCATCTATTTAGACGTTTCACTTCCACCGGTAACATTATTTACCACCTTCTAACGCCTCTATTAAATCGACTTTTTTACGTGATAAGGCATTATCAACACCTCGTAGTTCTGCTAATTCTCTTAATTCGCTTAATTTCAGTTTGTTCAAGTCGAGTTTTGAAATAGCGACCACATTACGACGATTGTTATCTGTTGAAAGTTCTTCTATTCGTTCTTGTGTAGGCTTAATACCTACACGTGGATAAATGTCACCAACCTTGTATAAGTGATTATCATCTTGTCCGTCTAAAAATTGTACTTCAACCTTATACAATGTCATTGGTCATCACCGCCTTATAATACTTCGCTATCTTTAGTAATCTTAACCACTTTAGCTTCGTCATAAAGGTAAGCTACGTAATGCTTATCAGAGAATAATGCAGTTGATTTGTGTGAAGCATGACGTTCAGTTTCTAAGAAAAAGTCGCGCTTAGTAATAAGTTTCACTGCGCCTCTTTTAGCTAGAATTGCTTCGCCCTCTTTAATTTTATTGCTACGTACAATAATCGCTCCTAACGCCTCTCCAAAAGCACCTTTAACAATTACATCATCACCTAATAAAGTAGCACGTGTGAAGTTATCGGTAGCACTAGCACGTAATTTACCAGCATCTAAAGGGTTTACAAATAAAACCATTGGTTCTAAATCTTCATCATTAAATTTATCAATTGCTGTTTGTAATCCAGCTAATTTAGTAATATCAGCCTCTACTGTTAGAGTAGCACCTTGAAGCGCTTCTAATACGTCATTATCTACTTTATTAGCGATTGCTAAACCGTGTTGACGTACTGCCTCGCCTTTAGGATCCCCGTAACCAGATAAAAGCGCCTCATCCGTTAATACAGTACCTTTACCAATCTTGCGAATTGTTGCCTGACGCTTTTTAGTTTCGATTAAATCGATTGGAATTTCTTCACCTTCAGGCACTACTTTTGCATCCCCACTGTAAACAAATGCCGGGAATGTAATTGTGTTACCAGGTTGCCCTACTAACGTGTTATCGATGTCCGCGAATTGCGCGAATTTTAATTTTTTATCCAATTCTGCTTGCATCATTGGAGCCAATACTTCCGGATTGACCATATTGGCAAGTTTAGTCATATTTTCTAAAGCCATGAATAATTACCTCACTTTATTGATTTAATAATTTGTCGTACGTTTCACGATGGTTGTAGAACAAGTCCTCACGTTGAGCGACTGTCATTTCGTCAAATTGCTCTTTTGTGATTCCTGTGTTAATTGCATCCCCATCGTTAGGAGTACGCCCTGTTGCTTTGTTGTCAGCAAATAAATAAGGTTTAGACTCTTGCAGTGCTTTTACTGCATCTTCTAAACCTTTAACGTTGCCATCTTCTTGAAGTTCAAGATTACTTTTATCAAGCATCAACAGAACGTCATTAGCGTCGTTTGCGTCTTTAGCAACAGCTAACTTGATGGCGCTATTCAGTTGTGTTTCTTCGTACTTAGTTTGCCAATCTGCATTTTCTTTTTTGACTTTATCGAGTTCTTTTTGAATCTCACTTTCGTCTTTTACAGATTTTTCTAAGTCTGCAATTTGCTTATCTCGGTTAGTGATTTCAGCTTTCAAATCTTTAATCTCGGCGTTCTTATCATTAAGACGTGAACGTGGTACCATTCCTGATTGAGATTCTTCCACTGTATCAAGCACTTTCTGCTTATCTACTTCACCGTTAGCAAATTGATCTAATAATGCACTTAATTCCATTAAAACTACTCCTTTTTACGTTTTTTACGTGCAACGCCACGAAGAATTTTGTATAAAAAGAAGCAGTTTAACGACGTGCTAAGGTCGAGCAGTAGGTTGCTAGCCTTTTCTTTTCAACTTCTCCCACTCGCGATAGGACATGGACGGGATTACTTCTGTAGAACCATCGTCATTTCGCACTCTCATAACACCCGGTAACTCATCTTCATCAATGTAGTACAGTAGCTTACAACGACAGTTAATATTCTCTCTTGCACTAGCTACACCAACAAATAGATGTGGAGCAGGCCCCACACAACCACTAGATTTGAAGTTGTTATCAATATCTACCGATTGACCATCTAAATGACGATGCGTATCACGTGTACGTTCATCTTTAGTGGCAGACCAACGTTTTTTCATCTTAAAACCGTTGTCTTTAACTACCTTTGCGCTGTCTAATCCAGCTTGTGACATAGCTCTACCAGCCTCTGTACGTGCCACACGTTGTGATTGTGCTTTTGTCATACCTATATCATCACGTAGTGCTTTAGCTATCTTAGAATAGCCCTCCCCGCTCATGATGCCTTGCGTAATGTGTATGCGAATGCGTTTAAGAACCTCGTTGCGATGTTTCTGTAGGGTCGGAACTAAACGGATAAATTCAATAGGTTGCTCAATCGCTTTATTAATCACAGATGCAGTAGGTACATCGAATTCCATTGATGATTGTGTTGCCATTTCATACAAATAAAGACTCATCATATACTTCTCGATGTAAGCATTATGTTGAGTCTCTTTTATAGCTTTAGCTACTTGGTTATAATCTTCGGTCAGCATTTGCCCTATACGTGCAAGTTCTTTATTCAAGCGATTGTACTTATTAAATTCCGTCCACGTAACATGAGGGTCGTCTGATTGGTACTTTTCAAACATATCTGCTAACTCTTGATTGATTACTTTCAACCGCTTAGCAAATAACACTTCAAGTTCTTTTTCAGACTTTGCAATCAGTTGTTCAATGCGATTATCTATTTGCGTCTGATTCGTTATTTTCGGATTGTCCGCCATTCGCAGCACCTCCGTTTATATCAGGTAACTGCTGATTTAATTCAAGGTTATCTTGCTCAATACGTTCCAGCTCTGCCACAGGGTCATCAACCCATGGGTGATTGGTAACAACAGTCTCTTTCGATAAATACTGCGATTGTACGCCAATCTGTGACTGCTCTAATTCGTTAACCATGACGTTAAAGTTGAATGTGATCTCGACATCTTGTACTTTGATATTGAGCTTGTAGAAGTCAATAATGTACTGCAGTAACTCTTGTAAAGCGGTTAAAGTTTTATTCTTGAGCTTATTTGCCTTTAAATCTAAGTTACTATACATAAATTTAAGTGCAATCCCCGAAGGACTGTTACCAAATTTATCTTGTTGGAAGTCGACACCTTGCCCGAATTCAATAACATAATCACGTAACATACCTAAGTATTCTTTTGACGACTGCACCGGTACCTCGATTTGTATCGTATCTACACCGCTACCGTCACCGTCAACATTGATTGCTTTATAGTATTTCAGGTTACGCATGAACTCATCTAAATCTTGTCCTTCATAACCTTTCAAGATGTATATCAATTCAGTTGATTCGTCAAAGGTGTTCTGTGTGTCAGATAAACGCTTATCCATTGCGTCGATGATTGTCTTATACATAAATAAGTCGCTCATCTCTTGAGGGTTATTCTTAAACGGAATAAAAGGAACACGTCCCCAACTCACACGTTTATTACCCACGTAATAGTGTGATTGAATGTGTTCCTCTCCGTGATAGTAATCAGGAATGAGTATTCCGTCTTGATATTCGTAGTATGTGACATCTGTATCCGTCCAATACTCGACACGTTCAGCACCATCTAATCTGTAATACCTAATAAACGCTTTTAACGTGTCACGCTCTTTATTTGTCCAAATAGGGATTGCTTGTTCTGCAGGTACTCTGAATGTCTTGAATTCTCCATTCTCATCAACATAGGGTTGAATCCATTCAATTCCTTTATTACTTGCTGCAGTAAGTATGTCCACTAACTTATCGTCCCATTTGTGATTTAACACTTCTTGTATCGTTTTAAGTGATTTATCGTCATCACTAGAGAACGTTACGGGATTAGCTACTGCATATGCTACTTTTTGGTCTACTAAATTCTGATGATAGTTAGTGAACATACGCCAGTCAGGCTTTAGAGGGTCAATTTCCCCTCTGTTATCCAACTTAGGTGCTAGCCTTAACACATCAGGGTCGTGGTTGTAATACCTTTCGCCCACTGTAATATCTTCTATTTTAGGTTTATGATCATTGATTAAACGAATTATCATTTCTTCTTGCGTTTCATATTTAGGTTTAATTTGCTCAACAACACGTTCATGGTAGGGCTTTTCGTTTGGCCAAAATATAACAATCACCTTCTTTACGTTAAAATTGAAATCTTATTCTGACGCATATCACGTTCTAAAGCGTAACGGGTGGCGTCAATAGTATGGTTATCTTTATCTTCTAACTTAGGTTTAACGTTACCGTCTTTATCCGTTTCAAAGTCTATATTCTCAAATTCACGTGCAATATTAGGGGTTCGATTAGGGTCAATCACAATAGCGTCTAAATCATTCAACCATTGCTCCCCATATTCAACTGAATCAGGTCCTTTTTTAACCCCTTTAATACGTTTAATACCGTGTTCTTTTCTCAGCTCATCAATCGACTTAGGCTCAGCACTATCTGCGTATATATCATCACTCTGATAGCCTTTGGACCATAGCCACTTACCAAACTGTCTATTACTAATTTGTACGCCGTAATACTCATCTACTGCGTATATAATGCGTTTCTTTTTATCGTAATGCCAACGCACAAAAGCTAAAGGATCAGTCGCGTAACCAAAGTCGACAGCGTTACGTATGTTATCAAACGACTTAAACAACTCATCAGGTATTTTCTCAATCTGTAAGTTATTGAATGGTACAACACCGCTACCGATAGCCTCTCCTAAATACTCCCAACGATAACGTAACTCATTACGTTCTTTCGCAGCCTCCGCCTCATCGATAAACTGTTTAGCGATAAACGGATTATCTAAGTATGTAGAGTGATGTACAAAAGTGTTGTCAGGTTGAAATGAGCTTTCGTACTTTTTGTTAACCCACGATTGTTTACGTTTAGGAGGGTTATAGCTAAAAAAGAATTTGTAAAACAATCCCTCGTCTAATTCTCCGCGTAACATTGAGTTAGTAATCGTTGTTACTTCATCTTCGGTTTTAAACTCCGCTAATTCCTCAATCCACATAATAGAAAAAGGAAATCGACTATCTTTTAACGATTTTAATCGCTCTGGATTCTGCGCTCCTCTGAAGATAATTCGGTTCCCTCTTGGAATGTATGTGATTTCCATTGGTGACACTTTAACTTTAAATAAGTGTGACACCTTTTGTTGTTCTATCGCCCATTTAATTTGCTCGAATACAGATGTTGCTAAAGTGTTGTCTGTCTTACGTACAACCACTGCATTCATTGGGTAACGCATGATTAATTGCGTAATGATAATTGATATATCAGACGACTTACCACTACCACGGCCACCTTTACCAACCACATTGAGTATGTTCGTGTTTTTCGTAGCACGCCATAAATCACGAAAGTGTTCGGGTATCAATTCAGACAAATTAATCGATGTCGTCATTGAACGTCACCGCACCTTGCATTGAAATTTCTTGTTTCTCGACTGGATTATATCCAGTACGATCAAGAATATCTTTCGACGCTTGGAATCGTACTAATTCACTTTTGGCATCTAATAGATTAATCATAGTTTGTAGGGCTTTAGGGACTTGCTTTTGTAGATGTTCGGCTTGATAACCCTTAAAACCTTCTCTAAATTTGTCATTAGCTTTCCACCTAGATATTGTTGCTCGGTTTACATCAATTTGTTCTGCAATATCCATATCTTTAGCGCCGGTATCTGTCTTAATTTGAATATAGGCTTGTTGTTTCTTTGTCAATTCTAAATACGCCCCAAATGTTGCGTTATTTTGCATGTTAGTCATCTTATATTACCACCTACTTTACGTTAATTACTCTATAGATTTAAATACAAAAAAGACACTGCGCGTATACAGTGCCTAGTGATTATGTTTTGTTATTTTATTTGAGCTTTACACTCATATGAACATATACTACTAAATACATATACTCATATCAGCATAAAGTAAGACGCCCAGTTGCTCTGGACGCCTAGTCTAGTTACTAATCAACTTCACTAAATAGATGAAACCACAATTTTGAAAGGAGGGAAAATGTCGTCATCGCAGTGCTTACATTAAGCACATATTTATTATATAAAACTTTTGGATATACTCAAAACACTGTCATAACAGTCATTACTGTCATTTTTGTCACTGTAACAAATATATCTTCTCTGCTAACTCATCACGTCTAGCTAAAAAGTTGTTTCTGTTTAGTTTAGCATTAGGCATCTTCTTTATAATCTCATCTCTTCTGTATCCTCTTTTAAGTAACTCGAGAAAACAAAAGTCTACCTGCCCTAATTTCTGTTGTGATTTATTAATAAACTCAACCTCTTTTAACATCTGTGAGAATCTTTTATTCGCTCTATCCAACCTAACTACAATATCCTCTACCTTACTACTGTTCTCCCCTTGCCCTTTTGGTAAGGTAGCTTGTATCCCGTATTGTGCAATGGAGTTACTATCGTATTCAGGTACTACATCAGCTAGTACATTACACTTCATCTTATGTGTACCAATCATATTAAGTATCGCTTCTTTACTGTACATTACGTTCCCCTCCTTTTTATAGTCAAATTTCTCTAATTGTAACGTCATTAAATCCCCCTCTTAAATTCCCTGTAACTTCTTGCCATAGATATGATAAATCTCCTTTCTTCATTTGTTAAAACAACTCCATCAATTTCAAATTCTTGACCTACCATATTGTTAAGTGATACTGGCTTTTTTCTTTCGGTAGTATGCGCAACAAAATCTATATCTTCTACTTCGATTCCATATTCATCTTGAATTGTTTTTTGAATTAAATTGAATTCATTCTTATTGTTGCTAACTGCTTTTATGAATTTCGAAAGAAAATCTTTATTGAATGTAGTTTTCCCGTTTTCTATTCTACTGACGTGTCCGTGTGAATAATTGATGATTTTGGCGAATTCCCTTAATTTAATACCTTTTTCTATTCTTAGATGTTTAAGATATTCATTTAATGTCATTTTCTCTATCTCCCTCAAAGTGTCTTAATCTACTTTCTAATACTCGCTTTTCATATTCCCTAGCCTCTAATTTGCCTTTAAGTTGTGCGTTTTCAGTGATGAATCCTAGTAGCAATAATGTATATATCACAAACAGTATAATCCACCACATCTAATATTCCTCCGTATCAACTTCATCTTGTAGGTACATATCATTCATCAATGCCTTAGCACCCTCATAAATTAAAATAGTTACCACAGTGTGTAATACCACTCTTAAATATTTCATATGATCACTCCACCTCATAAGTTGATGTAAAACGTTTTATCTTGCCACCACATTTTTTGGCATATTTTTTAGCAGTCGTATTTTCTCCTACAAGAAAGGAGGTAGCATTGTTTGGGTTGTCTGTGAAATCACAATTGCCACTTGAAAGACTAATAATCCTCAAATATATTCCTTTGTTAACTTCAATAATAAATCTCGTCTCTACCGTTTTCATATGATCACTCCTTATTAAGTAACTCCTTGATTCGTTGTAGTATGTCTTTACTACAAGTCGTCGGATTTGATGAATGTTCCATTTCTTGTTTCGCCTGTTCTGTCTTTAATCTCGTCATACGCATATTGTAAACACTCCTCTAATGTCCACCCGTGTTGTTGTGCCAAAATTATTAATGTAACTACTGTGTCACCTATACCGTCTTTTAATTCCTCTATACGGTTACGTGACATAGCTTTTGCAATTTCTCCCGATTCCTCCCACACTTTCAGCGCTTGTCTGTCAGGGTTTCCATTGTGTAATCCTTTATCAATGCTCCATTGTTCTACTTGTTCGATTAATTGATTCATTTACTCGTCCTCCTTATTCCATTTACTGCCTTCCTTAACTAACCCACGTACAGTTAATTCATGACTCAATCTATATTCGTTGTCTCCCTCTCGATACCACACATCAGCTAGGTATCTACCAAACGCATCGGCTTTATACGTCTGCACGTACACGTCCTTACCTAGCACAGTGCCAGTAGTAAATGCTTTATCTTCGTTGTAATTAACTTGCCCTCGCTCTGGTGTATCTACCCCGAGCAATCTAACCTTGCGTACCGTATGTGTGTGAAATCCTAGATCAATGCGCATCTCCAATGTATCCCCGTCAATCACACGTAATACACGCGCTTTGAAAATGTATAGTTTATTGTTTAAAGTCATTTACTTTCGCCCTTTCTAAATCGTGTAGTAAATTATGGAATTCATTCGTTCTGTCGTATTTGTCCATCTCTATTAATTCTGCACGTTTTAAATTACACTCTCTTATCAATTCTTTTTCGTCACTCAATTTTGCGTTTGCATACATTGATACAAAAAGTCTCATCTGTCTTTCTTTCCAGTCCTGCCAAATGCGTTTATAATCAACCTTAGCCATAGAAATCGAACTCCTTTTCAAACTCAATCATGAGTTCTTTAAGTAATAATCTGTAACGCTTTAATTCAGCTTTCGTCGGTCTCTTGCTTTTGTAATCCCACTTGCTCTTATCAACATTCTTCTCTTTCCATTCTTGATAATCCATTTCCAACTGAATTAATTCCTTGTACTTATTCATCAAGTAAAATATCATTTGTTCTTTTTCATTTCTCATCTTTTAACACCTCATACGTTTTATGAAATATATCTGGTTTTACTGGATAGAATTCGCCGTTTACACCTTTTACGATGTAATCATTTATAGTGGCGTTCATTTCGCCCTCTAAAGTCTTTACAACTAAGATTCTTTGATATTTAGATACTTGATATATAACTTGAGCGTCAGACCATTCCTCTATATACTTTGCACTTTCTGTGTCTGTAAATTGAACACATTCAACTTCAACGGGTATTTTTCTAGCCTTAATTTTCATTTTTAAGCACCTCATCTAATTTATGTCGTAAATTGATGTACCACGTGTTATGGCTAACCGACAACTTGTAATTGATGTGGCGAGTGAATAAATCCACCACATCGTCTAGTTTTCGTTTGTATTCATCACGTTCTGCACGTAACTTTGCGACGTCTACGATTAGTGAATTGCGTTCACTTCTTACAATATCTAGAGCTCTCATATAATTCTTGCGAATACGTTTATAGGACTCTATATCTGCCTCTAGTTCGGATATTCGGTTTCTTTCATGCTTGCTTATAGTCATTTAACCATCTCCTTAAACAATCCGGGATTCTCGTATTTGTTTCCGATAACCTCTAAATTTGATGAGTCATTTATATAATGATGATCGTATCCGCCGTTATAATATTCCGTTAATACAAAGGAACCATCTAACCATTCAACCAAAAATAAATCGCCGTATGAGTCTCTAACAATGTCTTTTTCATATATTTCTGTTTGATACAAATCTTTTAAACCTGTTGACATCATCACGATTCTATTAATAGTGCCATCTTTTTCAACTAAATCTAAATCTTCCATATGATCAAACCAAATAGTGAATCCCATATCAAAGTCTTTTCGTTCGCCATAACTCATGCCTTGTTGATAATCAGTTTGTTTTCTCTCTTTATCCCATTCTCTGAATTTAGGTATCATTCGACCATTCCTCCATTACGCCATATTAGCGTCATACTTAAATCATCGTTGAGAATGTAAAATGCTTTTGACAACGCCTTTGTATCTTTTTCAACATCACCTATAGCCTCTTTAATCGATGTTCTTATATAGTACTTGTATATAATTTGACCGTAATCACTTACAAACAACTCAATAAGTGTTGGTACTTTAGTGTTCTCGTCGATTTCTTCTTCGACTTCAACTTCAAATGTTTCATCAGGCTCTATCAAATTAGGCTCATGAATACTAACCCAACTATCTTCATCGAAGTAGAAGTATATCACTACTCCAGAACTACCTAGAAACTTTTCATCTTTTATCCTATTCTCACCAGCACATTTAATAAGTTCAGGTAGCGTCATTTCCTTTTTAACTTTAATCTTTACCATTCCGCATAACCTCCAAATTCGATTTACTGTTCTGTACCTGCGTCGGCGTCTTGCCTGCACAGTCGTGAATGTAGTTAACACGTTTGATTGCCGTTAATTCCATGTGTCACGCCCTCTTTTCTCCACACGTTCTAACCACGAATAAATTGATTCGTTTTTCTTTGTCGTTACATTGTACACGCTTATAACCGTGTACAATTTATAACCAATTTTAAATTCGTATCCGTAAATAAACTGTTCGATGTATTCCGCTTGTTCGATTAGATCAGTGGTAAATCCCACTTTCTCTGTGACTAGAATATTGTTGTTCTTTTTATACGTACCATCTTCATTTAGGTACGTTATATGGCAAAGGAGTAGATTCATCGCTTTAATCATTACTCCTTTATATTGAAAGCATGACGTTTCCAGCCTTGTTATAAGTTATCTTGATTCTATCGACTTTATCAGCTTGCTTATTATAAGTGTCTACTATTTTCTTTAAAATTTTATTCGTGTGATTGATCAATACAATTTCATCTTCAAGTGCATTAACTACATTTACTAAAAGTTTGTTATTAATCCCTAAATTATATATAGCTCTTAATGCATTGAAAATTTTATTGGTCGGTTTTTCCATTCTTAATCGAATTAAAACCTCATCTACAAACTGATAAGCATCTTCTTTATTGGTTACATAAAAATCTCCATTTTCAATCACTTTCGACATCGATGTTGTTCTATTTTTATTTTTAGCTGAGCCAAGTAACTTAGCAGCATTGCTTGCACCTAATCCACTATATTCGATAAAATCATATAATTGTTGATAATCTTCGTTGTTTTCAATTCGATAGTAATTTATGTGATCCATAATCGACCATTTGCTAACTAAAGAATTGCTTTTCTGTAAGACATCTTTCTTAATATGAGTTTTAATCATAAATTGAATAGGTTTTTCTAATTCTAAAAGAGCTAGGTATCTATGTTGACCGTCTAAAATATCTCCATTTTCTCTAACAATGATAGGCGGCATTTCGTACCCTTCCAAAATCTGTTGTTTTAGCTTTTCGACATGACTTTTATTAGGGGTTCTATTTGAATTAATAAATGTAAATAAATCATATTGGCTTGTTTGATATACGTTGTAAACCACTTCGCAATTATCCAAATTACTCATTCTTTTTTCCTCCTTAAATATCAAATATGCTAATCTGACTGCCTAACTCCTCCGCGTACATCAGATTGTGTATTGCTTTGTATTCGTTAAATTCTGCATATGTGAAAAAATCATCTATATGACTAAAGTGTGATTGCGGAAAACCTCGCATGTCGTAACCTCCATCGGTTTCCCGTACGATTAATACTTTTTCTTCCGATGCATTGTATAAGTGGAATGTGTTCATCACTTAACCTCCCAACAATCAATAGCAAACTCAACGCTTTTCTTAGCTTTCTTCAAATCTTCTAAACCATTCTTCCTAGGCGCTCTCATTAAGTATTTCAGTGCATTCCCTACGTGGTAGAAAACTGAAGCTGATTTATACGTATTGCCAACTAATTCGATAATCACATTTGCACTAAATTTTCCAAATTGATAGTGTGGTGGTTGATGGACCGCCTCTTTATTAGTCATAAATAGCCTCCCAATCATCATTGTCAGTAATGTTGTAATACCAAGCATTATCTAGCTCGATTTGTGCCATTTCTTTGCCTTTGAAGTTATATATTAATTCTGTAACAACACCTTCATAGCGTTGTTCATCCACATAAAACGAAACTTTATCGTCAATGTTTAAATCACGAATTTTTAGCTTCATAACTTCACACCCTTTTTCTCCATTAATTCTTCAGGAGTTGCACCGTTACGCAACCTGCTATTTACAACCTCGTATCGCATATTTAATAATTTAGCTAACTGTCTGACCGATACCACATATCCATTAATAATGAATTCACGTGAATGATCACCAGGGATTTTAGGTAATTTCTTTTCTTTCGGTTTAGCAGGGTAACGTTTAATTTCTTTCTGCTTCACTGGTACGCGGGCAAATTCACACGAACTGTAGTATGCTCTGCTTGCTGGCACCGACTGCGGTACTGTTTTAAGCCATGGTTTAGCTTCTCTTTCAGCTTTATATTTTCTGTAGGCTTGTTCCATTTTCGATTTTTCGAATTCGTCATGAGAGGTTGTTGTCGGTTTCTCTCCATTTCGATGTAAAGCTAATACTGTATGCATGTTAATCACCTTCTATTTCATTAATTATTAATACTGTGCGTGCAGTTTCTGCATATTTTTTGAATGTTCTGATTTCATAAATCAGTGTGTCGTCCACCCATAATAAATTGTTACCTGCATCTAATATCGTCTTAAGTAAATTATCAATATCAGGCTTTATAGTGTGAGGATTTCCGATACACGCTTCTTTTTTATACTTCGGCCACGACTTACTAGGTTTGAAGTAAAATTCAACCGTTAGTTTTATCGGCTTATCTATCATCAAATGTGGTAGTTGATCAGCTACAAACTTTTTATGCTTCACATATGGTGCAGGCATATAAGTATGCCCACCACCACTAAATCTAGGTCTCGATGACCCTTTCGGATTGCCAAGATTTCTATCATTTTCCAAGTAAAATATTTCGATTCTAGTTTCTGTCATGTCTGCTCCTTTGCGTAAAATCAATTTCATCAAAAATGATGTGACTTACTTTGTCATAGTCGTCAAACAGCGTAATTTGCCCTCTATTAAGCAATCTTTCTATCGCCCAACCCATTTGCACCAAATTGATTTGAATGAGCGTATCGCCTTTATATGTGTCTCTGTAGAGGTCTCCCAAAAAGTCTTGCATCTCTCCAATTGTCATCAGTAAAACCTCTGACTCTTTTTGTAAAATTCCATTTGAATCACACCTGTTTCGCCGTCTTTATTTTTTACAACGTTCACTTCTATGTCTGATTTGCCAGTCTCGTTATCTACTAAATCTTTGTCGTAATAATCATCTCGATATAACATAAAGATAAAATGTGCATCTTGCTCAATACCGCCAGTTTCTCTTAAATCACTCATCATCGGACGTTTATCTTGTCGAGACTCGACCCCTCGACTTAGTTGAGCAAGCGCGATAATGACGCACCCTGTTTCTTTAGCGATTATTTTTAGATCACGGCTAATCTTTTCAACTTCTAACCGTCTTTCTTTCATCGGGACATCAGATTTCATAAGTGTTAAGTAGTCAATGAATATAACGTGTGGTTTATCACTTTCTTGCATTGCCTGCTCACGAATATCCCTCGGCGTAATGACTGCACCGTCATGAATAGATAAGTGTGGTAGTTGCTTAATTTGATTAATAGCGTCCATAATTTGATTTGTTTCCTCTAAAGATAATCCTTGTGATTGCTTAATCTTAGTTAGTGGAATGTTAGTAATCATCGATATTAAGCGTTCTCCTATGTTCGTCCCTCCAGTTTCTAAACTGAAGAAAGAAGTCGGATAACCTTGTTGTGCGATACGCCACATGATATTTAAAGCGAATGCCGTTTTACCAGTTGAAGGTCTACCCGCTAATATATTGAGTTGTGACTTCTCAAACCCTAGTATTTTGTTGTCAATACTGTTGTACTTCGTCTTGATAAACTCTCTAGGTTTATCACTCAACACATTCGTCATAATTTCTTCTAAAAACGTATCGGTAGGGTTAGCTTTTTCGATACTCAATTCTTGCAGTGCGTTTATCTCGTCTGTTAATACCTTTAAATTTTGCTCATCTGGTTGTTGTAAGTACTCATTCACTTTGTTAACAGATTCGTTTATAACGTACTCATTTAATAAATTGAGTTGATCATTCATGAAGTATGAGACTTCGGCAATGTCAAAGTTGTAGATTTCAGACAAAACTTTAGTAGGTATGAAGTCTTTATCATTTCGACACTTGTAATAAATTTCGTTGACGTCAACCTTACCAACATCTAGTACATACTCAATAAACTTTCGTGTGTGCTCATTCTCAAACATTTCAGGTGTCAATTTCAGCTTGCTTATCAATTGAGGGTTACGCATTAAGTTGGATACTAGGCTTTTCTCGGTTTCAAGTCTGTCAATTCTTGTCAAAACCTAACTCCTCCCTCATGCGTTGCCAACGTTGCCTTGCTTCTTCTAAACCCTTTTGATATTCAGGGTCGTTTTTAAGCAAATACTCTTTTGTTTGTTCCTCTGGCACTTGCGTATAATTAAACTCTTTAGGTTTATACGATAGAATGTCAGCCACTTTTGGTTTGTATCCATTATTAGCAATGTAGTTTTTAGTCTTACGTAATGTGGGTTCATAATCTCCTTTTTCAGAAATGATATCTATCCACGTTTCCACTGCTTCTTTTGTGAAGTTCATGGTATAAGCATTATCAATTAACCTTAAAATAGTTAACGCTTCTTGTTTACTCATCATCAGAAGCCAACTCCTAACTCCTCTGCTATTTCATCTAATGCAGATCTTGATGATTGCCTTTTGGTTTTAACTTTCTTTTCTGCTTCTTCTTTTGAGCTAATGTTCTCCTTACTCCAATTTTCCAAAACCTTAATAAGGTAGTTGATACCTTTTTTGTTCTGTTTACAGTAATCAACAGCAACTTCTACTACCTCTGACCTATTTGTTTTAAAAGACTCAATGCATTGTTCTAATTGTTGTACTTTTAAAGGACTTTGTATCATTTCTAATTCTTTACTAATTAATTGGAATAATTCAGATGTCTCGTCTCTGTCTCTATTAATACTTGTATTATTAAACCTTGTATTATTCTCTTTGACATTTGCGTCAATAGGGGTATTGACAGAATTATCAATAGGGGTATTGACAGAATTATCAATAGGGGTATTGATTTTTGCGTCAATAGGTACTGAAGATTGCGTCAATGGGTACATTTTTCTTTGTTTAATTTCATTACCTTCTCTAATGATTTCGATGTGTAAATAACCTAATTTAGCAAGTTTAGATATTCTGCGGGATATAGTTTCTTTTACTACGTCATACAACTTCGCAAAGTAACCGTTGCTTGCTGTGCAGTAGCCGTACTTATTGCTTAACGATGTGATTTCAGCGAATAATAACTTTTCGCTGTCTGTAAGTCGGTTGTCATATCTTACATTTGCTGTAATTATTGAATAGTAACTTGGTTGAACAGTCATCATTATCACTTCCTAATAGCTCTGATACAGTTACTCCCATTTCATCAGCTAAAATTTTCATCCTTTTGTTGTTAGGTTTTTGTATGCCATTCTCCCAATTGGATACAACACCACTTTTGGCATTAAAGCGTTGTCCAAATTCAGTCATCGTTTCACCCAAATTAAGGCGGTGTTGTTTTATCTTTTGGCCTAAAGTCATAACCCTGTCTCTCCTTTCAAAACTCTATTAAATTCATATAACTTTGAGATATTTACCAGTATGCGCGTTTTACAACTGAACTATCAGAGAAATTACCGAAAGAACAAGCGCTATTAAATTTAAAAGAATTAACGATAAATAAATGATACAATCCTCTTTTTTCATTTTGGTTCTCCTTTCAACATTTTATTAAGTCGCTTATCCACATCAACCCAACTATCGTGTAGGTGGTATTTGTCGTTAAAGCTATCCATTCCAATGTTGTGTTGTTCCTTATGATGTAAATCGCACAAAGCCAACACTTTATTTCCTAAGTGACTAATCTTTCGTCTGTTTCTACCTCTGCCAACTGCTTGGTAGTGTGCGAGTTGAGAATGAGGTTTACCGCAGATAACACAATTGCGGTTGACTGTTGACCAGTATAGGAATGATTTGTCCTGTTTAAGTAAGTCACTTGTTTTGTAATTAAGTGGTATATCGTTGTGAAACACCCAATCCAATATCACTTCGATTACTTGATTCGCTTGTGTACGTGTGCAGTTGCTTAATGAAATGCGTTCATCATATCCGTGATAGGTTCTTACATACTCGATGAACATATGCCTCATATAGTCCATAGGCTGCCCTGTATATTCTTCTATGTCTTTGACTAAGGCGAATATCTTACGACGCTGTTTGCCAGTGATAGAATTTGGATCTATCACTGTACAATCAACATCAATAGGTTGGTTTAAATCTAATAGTTCGATAGCTTGTTCAGGTATCTCTACATCAGTAACAACCACTGTATAAGTGCCTTTATGATTCTTTTGATACTTAACGATTTGTGACATTTAATCACAACCTAGAAGGGCAAATCTTCGTCAGAAATATCAATTGGTCCGTTTGCATTTGCGAATGGATTATCACTTGTTACTGCACCGTTGGATACATTACCTGTTTGTGCTTGACCCTTATTATCTGAATCGTTTTTTTCGTTTTCTTTAATACCAATTTTTTCGTATACTGGCGTTCCTTCAAACTTCCAAAATCTTTTTAATACTGTATTCCATTTATCTGTATATTCGTTGTACTTTCGTTCTAATTCAATATTGATAGGTTTTCCGATAATATCTTTGTCAGTGAAGCTGAATTGACCATTATTATCTTGAATGCCAACTCCTTTTAAAAATGTATACAACCAGTTTTTAGCAAAATCATTTGAAGTATCACCGTTTGCATAATGAGTGAATTCTCCTTCTTCTTTATGCGTAAAGGTAATTGCAATTTGTGGGTGTCCATTTTTGCTTTCTTTGTTCTCGAAACCTTTAACTTTCACACTGTATGATCCTGGTTGAATGTAATTACCTAACTCTTGAGCGCCTTGTAAATTTAAATTGAATTTCATAATTAATTACCGTCCTTTTAATTTTTATTAATTTCCGTTTCTAATTGCTTGCACTACATCGTTAATGCTTGGGTTAACAAACTTTTTGTCATTGATTGTCACTGAAGGTGCGTGTCTAATTTTTGTTTCAAATGTTTCAGATGGTTCTGCATTTAATACATATCTGTATTTCTTTTCTCCGCCTTCATCAAAATTTTCTATGACCATACGTGCTAATACATCACTTTGAGATAAAACCGCTTTACGTATCTGATCTTGAGCTTCTAATGTGACTATAGGATTTATAATTGCTCCATCTTCGTTTTTTTCTTTATTAATACCTTCATGGCCTGATACTGCAAAATGAAATTTATATTCTTCTTGAAATTTAGCAACTAAACGATACATGCTAACTATTCGGTTAGCAGCTTCTCCCCAGTCATTAAAAGTAGGCTTCTTAGTAGAGCCTTTCATTACATCTTCCATAGTCATATCCCTAAGTTTCTGCAATGTTTCAATGACAACAATATCAATTTGTTTACCTTTATCTCTTAACGCTTTTATAACTTGAGGTAATGCTTTGATCACATAAATAAAATGTTGATAGTTTTTTATTTCAACAACAGCACCATCTTCAGTTACTGTCGTTCCGTCTTCATTTATATCTAAAACAAGTGCGTTATTATCTTTAGTTAAAAACGTTGTTTTACCTGTTCCAAACTTTCCATATATTGCAAACTTATAATATTTATCTTCATTTCTTTCGCTAATATCTTTAATTCTTAGCTTCCCTAAAATATCTTGTTGTTCATCCATCTATAATTCCACCCTCTCAATTTCATCTGTTTCAGTGTGAGTGTGCTTGTAAACATCATGCGTCGTTGTATCGATTAGCACATTTTCCATTCCATCGAATTTACGTGCATCACGTTTATCTGTTGAGTACTTGATGTTAGGGTTAGCGTCTGTTGGACGGTTCGTTACATAAATGTCTAAAACTTTATGTTTATAGAAGTAAGTGACTACTTTATTCATCGAAACCCTCCCAACAGTCTACTCATTATGCGGTCATAGTTATCAATATTTTCAGTAATCCATACACGTGTTTCATACATTAAAATATCAATGGCACTTTCCATACCAGATACGTCATAGATTGTGATTTCACTTACAGTATTATCGTCACGATCTTGAATTGTTACATCGACACCGAATTCTGTCTTGGCCACGTACATGTAAAATTTGAATCCGTCTATAGTGATTGTTTTCGAAAATTCTTGTCCAATTTCGTAATACATTTGCGTTTACCTCCATTTTTGATATAATGGGTTCGGAATATTAAGCAAAACTCCGACTCCCGACTGTTTGCTAATTGCCGTTAGCATTCAGTCTTTTTTAATGTGTTGATTACATATTTAGCAGTGTAGTAAGTTGTTACTACAGTCGTTATTGCTACAAATACTGTTGTAGTGAAGTACGCCTCAAACGCGAAGGGTGTCGTCACTACAAAAGTTGTTATCATTGCGATAACTAAAGCTAGTAATCTTCCCATATCCTCACCCCTTCACAACTTCTTCAAAATGATTATCAAGCCAATCTAATATCTTCTCCGCGTGGAACATGTAGCCTGTCCCTTTACCTGTTGAGAACTTACTGAATGATTCAATCTGTCTGCGGTTACGCGGATTATCGATAATATGCTTTTTAATCCATTCTTCGCTTCTATCAATTCGTTTAGCTAATTGACTTAAAGTGAAATACTTACCTTTAAGCTCTAATTTTTTATACTCTTGATATTCATCGAGACTAAGCATCACGTGAGTATCAGGAATAGCAATTGAAACTTGCAATGTTTGTTGCATAATATCCCTCCCTAGTATCTTCTTTTGTATTGCAACGTCACACATGTGATCATTGCGATTGCGTTTAATGCGATTAGTAATGCAGTCATATAAGTAAACCTTTCGTGTATAATGTATCTAACGCTACTGCGTTTGATTGGGGGTGTTGAAAATGTTGTATAGTGAATACGAGAAGATTTATTATGAAATTGTTAATAAAGCTAATGAACTATATGGTGGCGAAAGTGAACATTTCAAAAATAACCTTCAGAAATTAAAGGAAAATGCTGATGAAAGTGTTTCTTACGAAATTGTTTACTCCGTCGCTTTGCATGAGTCACTAAAATATCAACAAGATTTTATCTTCTTAAATTTAGGGAAAAGACTGTTTAACGAAAATCCTTAAAACGTTTTATTAATCTGATACCGTCATCTTGTTTTTTAGGGTAAACAAACTTTTTACCTATAGCTTTTTTATAATTTCTAGCATTCCTAATCTCCTCCGCTAAGATGACGATTAGGAGTGCTATTTTTGCGTATTTGAGTAATTGCATTGTTTGTCCTCCTTAATTTGGTTGTTCGATTGTGGGTAGGATGTCGTTTTCTTTAAGTAAGTCGTAAATGAACAATCTACCTTTTTGCGTCCACTTAGTGTTCATACGAACCGATGTGCTACCGTCTTTATGTTCAATCTCCGTTGTAGAAGAATGTGTGTAACCTTTGTCGTGTAAATTTGAATAAAGTAACCATTGTCCTGATTGTTTATACTGAACCTTTAAGTCGTGTAATAACTTGTTAAGTGCTTGGGCCGACATACCATAATCTTTTGCGATTTGTCCGACTGTTACTAAACTCTTGTTATTTAAAATAGTGTCTAAATAAGATGCTTTCGGTTCGTATTCAGCAATCTTTTGTTTTTGCATGTTGTTTTCTAGTTGTAATGCCTGTTTTTCTTTCTGTTCTTCAATCCAAAGTTCAGCACGTTTGACTGGGTCGTCTATCATGTAACTTGCGGTAGGCTGTTTAATTTGTCTTTCCATTTCGTTAAATTTGTTGATGTACGCCATTTTGAATTCGTTGTGACCTTGAATATTAAACATATAGAGAGTGAAACCATCTTTAGTTAGTAAGTATTCTTTTTGTTTTCTTCTTCTTGAGTCTTTGTATTCGCTAGGAATAATTAATGCGCTCACATTTGAGCCGATTAAAATGTTTTCTAAATCTCTTAATACATTTTTGTGAGTTCTATTTAATTCGTTAGCTACAACTCGGCTAGAAACAACTGCTCCTAATTCCTTATTGTTTTCGATTTTAACTTCCTGTAATAGTTGCATTGTTTGTCCTCCTTCACTCAAAATCTCCCAAACTTAATTTGCTCAATCTTTTTTTGTATAAATGTAAGTAAAACTCTTTTAATGCGTTGTATGTCTCTGCTGCTTGCGTGTATTCAACTTCGCTCAAATCAGAGTTAAGAGTAACGCCGTACATTGAAAGTGTTAGTTTTCTTATGTGGTCGTGAATTTGGTCGTCTGTTACTTTACCGTTAAACCATTCATTTCCTCGGCGATATTTCTTTAACGCTAAAGGCATGTAGTGGTATCCTCTGTATGGCTTTTTGATACTTCGAGTAAAAGAAAAACTTTCGTTAATTTTTGCGATTTCTTCTTCGTCTATCTTCACATCGTTGAAAATAGCGCCAGGAAACAAACTTTTATCTCCGTACAATGTTTTTGCAACTTCTTTTGCGATGATTTCCTTTAACTCTTGTTTAGTTAATGTGATTTGTTCCATTGTGTTCCTCCTTTAAGTTCAATCATTTTGAACTTTATAATTAAAAAAATATACTTGTATTTCTTCTCTGGGTATAGATAATAATTCACAAGCTTTAGCTATTTCGGAATCTCTCCAACCAATTTTATCATTTAATTTTAAAGATAAACTTCGTTCTGACAATCCTAGAGCGTATGCAAAAGCATATCTATTACCATACTTTTCAATTATACGACCTATTAAAGCTGAATAATCAAAACACATCATGTCACCTCTTTCCGAGTTCAATACTTTTGAACTACATAAACCTTAACACGTTTAAAAAATCAACGCAATACAAAAGTTCAATATTTTTGAATTTTTCTCTTGAACTTTTGTTCAACGAAGCTTATACTATAACTATATTAATGAAGGAGGAAAATTCATTGAACTCTACAACTAGCAACAGAATCAAACAAGCTATGAAGTCATCGAATTTAAAACAAGTAGATATAGTGAACAAAGCTAAAAGCATGGAAGAAGAAACTGGTATCAAATTATCAAAAACTGATTTAAGTCAATATGTTAATGGTAAAGTGACGCCGGGTCAGAAGAAACTATATGTTTTAGCTAAAATATTGAATGTTAGTGAAGCTTGGTTGTTGGGATACGACGTAGAAAGTAAAAGAATTGGTGATAAAGAAAGAGATAAATTTAATCAGCAACAAGACACCATCGCAGCTCACGCAAATAAAGATGAGTTCACTGCAGAAGAATGGGAAGAAATCGAACGCTTTATGCAATGGGTACGCGATAGAGATAAATAAGCAACAAGGGGTTGGGCGCATGGGCAAATACGAAGATTTACTTATAGAATGTGAAATTGAAGTGAAAGAGACGAGTCGGTTACCAAAGGGGTTTGACGGTTGGTATCAGAATGGCAAGATATTTATCAGGCCTACTTTGCCCGAAAGAGAAAAACTTCAAACTTTACATGAAGAATTAGCACACCACAAACTTACATACGGCAACATCTTAGATCAGTCACAGTTCAACAACCGCAAATTCGAAAATTACGCAAGACGCTATTCATATGAAACATCTATGCCCCTATCCGGTATAGTCGAAGCGTTTAAGCAAGGAGTACACAATTTGTATGAGCTTGCTAATTTTTTTGAGATTTCAGAAGGTCATGTACTAGATTGTATTGAGCATTATAAAAAGAAATATGGTATCGGAACTCACTGCGGCAATTACTCTATTACGTTCGAGCCGTTGAGGGTTTTTGAAATAAAAAATATAGGTTAAAGGGGATTTGTAGAATGAAAAGAATCTTAATATTGGCAATAGTTTGTCTCGTTGCATTAACAGCTTGTGGTAATAAGGTTGAAATTGAAGACTTTACTAAAGGATTTAAAGATGCAGGTTTAAACGTAAATGAAGAAAAAGAAATGACACGTGAAGATTATGGTACAGCACCTATGAAGGCGGAAAAAGGGGTTATCTTTGGTGTCGAAAAAGGTCAAGATGGGCAATATATGAATGGTCGTCTATTAGAATTTAAAGATGAAAAAGATTTAGATCAGACAAAAGAATATTATGATAAGTTAGGCAAAGAATCTGCAATGTTATATTCACACACTTATAAAACAGAAGATGGTAAATATTTACTCCAAATGAACGGAGAAATTGATGATTCTACGTTTAATAAATACAAAGAAACTATGATTAAAGTACTTAACGGAGAAAAAGTTGAAAAGTTAGCGACAAGCGATAAAGCAGGTTCAAAAGACTCTAATAATAATACAGAGGAATTCCAATCATCAAACGTAGTAGATAGTTCTGTTTCGGAAAGTTTAGCAGATAGTAATCCTCAGCAGATTAATAACACTGAAAACACTCAACAAAATCAACAAGAGGAAAGTGGCCAACAAATCACTAAACAACAAATCCCCGTTAATAACTCAAATCAATCAAATAGTGAACAATTACCAACAAACGGTATAGGTGGACACCCATCGTTATATGACCCATCTATTCCACCACCGTCAGAAGATAATTTAAAAACCGACGAAAACGGCGATGTTTATTACGATGCTACAAATGAATAACCTTGGGTACATCACGTACCCTTATTATTTTTTACTTTTTTTGAGGAGGGATAACACATGGTCGTCAAAAAACGTGGAGAAACATATCAATTTGATTTCAGATTAAATGGTAAACGCTACCGTAAAAGCGGTTTTAAAACTAAAAGACTAGCACGTATGGCTGAATCTGAATTGATGATGGATATTGAGGACGGTCTATACAATGATGATTATATTACACTTGCACAATACTTTAAAAACTATGTGGAGGTTTATAACGAATCACATCACAGTAAATCGACTGTCGCAAATATGATTGGACGATTAAAATCTGTCGAAAATCACACTATAGGACATATACCTTTAAAAAATATAACCAGACTACAATATCAAACTTTTATAAATGACTACGGGAAAGACCACGTACAAGATTCTACACGAAAAATGCATAGAGCAATAAAGAATTGTGTTCAAGACGCCATATTTGAGGGCATAGTTAAACGTGATTTTACACACAATATTACGCCTAAAAGTAATAAAGGTTCTAAAGTAGAAAAAGAAAAGTATTTTGAAGTTAGTGAATACAAAAAGTTAAAAGAGCTAACTAAGACAAAAAGCACACGATCATACATGGTTTTATTTTTAATGATTTGTACAGGAGCTAGAATAAGCGGTATTTTAAATTTAAAGCACAGTTATATTGATAAGACAAATTGTACTTTATATATTGATGAGAAGAAAACCGACACGTCACCTAGACACGTTCAAATTGGAAGAGACGATATGCAACACTTAATTAATTATATTAAACATACCCCTATCGATTTGAGCGGTTATGTATTTGCAGAATTTGGCAAAGTGATTAGTAATGCTGCAGTCAATAAGACGTTAGGCAAGTTATGTGATGCATTAGACACTGATAAACGCACATCCCACTCGTTAAGACATACACACTGCTCATTTTTATTATCGCAAGGCGTTTCTATCTATTATATTTCAAAAAGATTAGGGCATAAGAATATCGATACAACACTAAAATATTATTCGCATTTACTTGAAGATCAATACGAAACGGAATCAAAATTAGCGGTTAATGCCATAAATAATTTGTGACCAAAAATGTGACCATTTTATTTTAATTTAGGTTGATTTTGTAGAATTTCGCATATAGACAAAAACCGCCACAAACATTGATATTACAACGTTTATGACAATTCGGGATTAATTTAAAAGTATTTAAAATTAGTTATCTAACCCCCTCGAGAGGAATCGAACCTCTATTGTAAGAACCGGAATCTTAAGTGTTATCCATTACACTACGAGGGGATAATGTGAGTATTAAATTGGTAAATCTTTTTCAAAAGGCTTAAAATCGAGATGATTCATATAATAAGCTTTATTTTTGACCATTTTTGACTTTTAAGTTAAAATAAGTTCAAAGTTATTTATAGGAGGAAAGAGTTATGAATTTAATTCCTACAGTTATTGAAACAACAAACCGCGGTGAACGCGCATACGATATTTATTCACGTTTATTAAAAGACCGTATTATTATGTTAGGTTCAGCAATTGATGACAACGTTGCAAATTCAATTGTATCACAACTTTTGTTTTTACAGGCACAAGATGCAGAAAAAGATATTTATCTCTACATTAATTCACCAGGTGGTAGCGTCACAGCAGGTTTTGCGATTTACGATACTATTCAACATATTAAACCAGATGTACAAACAATTTGTATCGGTATGGCAGCGTCTATGGGCTCATTCTTACTCGCTGCTGGTGCCAAAGGTAAACGCTATGCCTTACCTAATGCAGAAGTCATGATTCACCAACCTCTTGGCGGCGCACAAGGTCAAGCCACTGAAATCGAAATTGCAGCAAACCACATTTTAAAAACACGTGCGAAATTAAATAAAATTTTATCAGAACGTACAGGTCAACCTATCGAAAAAATCGAAAAAGATACAGACCGTGACAACTTCTTAACTGCCGATGAAGCAAAAGAATACGGCTTAATTGACGAAGTTATGCAACCTGAATAA